CCAGTGGTATAGCCACTAACGCTACCGCACGGAAGGATGCCGTGGAATCCCAATATCTCAACACCAAGAATAATATCAGTAACCAAAGGCTGTCTATCTATAATCAACAGGCGGCAAACGCCACGCAGGCGGCTAATCAAGGGATGCAAGCGGGTATGAACTTGGTAGGGGCTGACATGCAATCTCATCTTGATACTAGCAAGGGATTGTTCGGAAATTTGTGGGGGAACATAAAAAAGAATCTGTGGACATGACGACATTGACGGAAAGATATAATAGGAAAAGGACCCCGGTCGTTCAAAGGCGGGAATTGTCCACTACGCCATTGGTTGAGCCGGAGGTTGCCGGAAGCCAGAACCCTATAGCTCCAACCGTGGATAATACGGATGAGACCGCTCCGCAAGCGAGCGTTGTCGAGCCTCAAATTAATGATTACCAATGGAACCAAAGGTTATATGAGACGCTTTTTCAAAAGCCGATAAGCCAAGAGGAGGAGGAGAGAAGAAAACGGGCCGCTTCCGTAGCTACTGGAATCGGGCATCTAGGCAATGTGTTGTCTTCCTTCTCCAATTTGGCATTCGCGGGAGAGGCACCTTCGCAGAAACTACCTACCGTAGCTGATCCTAAACTACAATCCTATTCTGACAGGTTGGAGGCTATCAGGCAAAGATACGGGGCCGGGTATCTAGCCGCAAGGCAAAACGACACGAATAATTATCAAAGGGCATTGCAGCTTTATAGACAGGATCAGGCGAGAAAAGCCCAAAATGATTTGGCAAAAGCCAAGATCGCGCAAAGTGCCGCTCAATTCGCAATAAAGAATGACAGGGAGGAGCGGAAGATGAAACAGGATGCCGCATATAAAGAGAGAGAGTTGGGTATAAGGCAATCCAATCTCCGTAGTCTTGAACAATATCGTACCGCTAAAGCTAATGGCTCTGGGGCGGATAAGTCTATTGACATCATCGGCAGAAACGGTAAACGTTTCACTTTGTCCGGTAAGGATAAAGATGGGGTTATCGCTTATATGTATAAGAGGATGTTGGAGTATGCGGAGGAAAATAAAGATAAAAACAAGAGCGTATCGGATGTAACGTGGCAGCTTGGTGAAGGTGGAGACCAAAAGACCAAACAAGCCGCTATTGTCATGAGTAATATTCAGAATTTCCCGGAATTATACAATGAGTTTGATAAGGTAATCGGATCGGGAGGTTCTTCTAGTAAGGGCAGACATATCCCTTTAAACGATGAAGGAGGAACAGAAAATACAAACGAAAAATATAGCTGGATTCATGGATTCTAATGTAAAACATTTATATGATGCTATGATTAGCCAAGGATATACGGGACTTGGCGATTTCTCTAATTTTGAGGGTAAGATGAAAGACTCTGGAAAGAGGAGAATGGTTTATGATTATTTGATACAAGATGATTATTTCTCCGAGATAGGCGATTTCTCCAAATTCGAGAGTGCCCTAGGGTATTCGCCCGCAGAGAGGAAAGATTACGTTTCTCAATCAGGCGTCAATCCTGCTCCTATCGCTTTAAGACAAGAGGCTGACGTGCCTATGAAGGATCAATCGGAATACGTTAATCCGTGGACGAACTCACCTGATTACAATTTTGAGTCCTTGCGTAAAAAAGGAAAGATTGAGACCTCAACTCCTCCACCTCCTACGGAGTATGAGAAGGACTCTTCTTTCATGAATACTTGGGCAGGAGACGCTATCCAGAAACTTAACGCAGGAGGAGCCGATCTTGGAGCCGGTATCTTTGGGGTCTTGGATAAGGTGTCCAAAGGACTGGAATCCGCAACTGGAGGATTGATCCCACGTGGCGGGGCATTCAAGGATATCTCAGATAGATTTAAGGCTGATGCGGAGTTTTCCCGGGCAAGGTCAAACAGATACAATGGCAAGGATTTCACCGATCTTTGGAAAGAAGGGAATTATATGGGTGCCATAGGCGATATAGCCTTGCAAGGCGTAGAGTCGCTTCCGATGTCAATCGGGGCCATGGCCGCTACAATGGCCGGAGCTCCAGCGGCCGGACTCGCTGGTATAGGGTCAATAGTGGCTAGCCAGAAATATGATGATCTTGATCAGAATAACCCAAACATGGGAGAGTTCGCAAAGGTATCTAACGCTATTCTTACTGGTACGGCAGAATCCTTGTCTGAGATGCTGGGCGCAGGCGTATCCAAGGCTTGGATGTCAACCTTATTCAAGACGTTAGGAAAGGAAAAGGCGCAAGAGGCTATCAAGCGTGGCATAATGGGCAAGATGCAAGAGTTCTATAAAAAATTCGGTATGTTTTTCGAGCCTGTAAATGAAGGTATCGAAGAGGTATCTTCCACGCTAGCGGAGAATATAACGGATAAGATAACAGGCGCGGATCCGGAAAGGGATTTGACCGATGGTGTATTGCAGAGCTTTGTCTATGGTATGGGAGGCGGCGCTTATTTTACTGGGGCCGGAGCGTTGGCTAAAGGTGCGCAATACGTAGCGGATAAAACAGGAGGCAAACAGGCTCAGCAGCCTATCACCGATTCAAATGTAACAGATCAAGGCGTTGAAACTCCTCCTCTATTAACTAAGTCTAGGTTTGCCGAGGCAGAGGAGCAAGGACGCAATATGACTGATCCGGGCGATATACGGACGGCGAGCAAAAAGATGGAAGAGACAAGGCTTTCCCTATCTGAAATGGTTCCGGGTTTGGTTAGTACGATAGAAAGCTATGTGGATGATGGAGCTAGCGAGGCCCAAGTGATGAGCCTTCTTGATGGGGTTAATGCGGATGCCCGTCCGTTAGCCGAGGATTTCTACGCTGATTATCTCAGGATATCCGGTTTGCAGGATCGTATAGGCGAGGAAATAGACAATGAGGTTGAAACTTACGTTGCCAATAATATTACTCCTTATGTTACCACGAATCCTGATGGTCAGTCTATCGTTACCACGGCTACGCTTAGCGAGGGAAATGTGGAAAGACCTGTGTACGTTAGGAGTATAGAGGGAGATAAGGCCGTTATTTCCGATAACGGACAGGATCGGATGGTCTCGGTGAAAAGGTTGAGCGATATAGTAGAGCAAGATGCCGGTCATATGAGACGGACCTATGAGGATCAATTATTGGCTACCCGCCAGTCCGAGCTTGACATGACCATGAATCATAATCCTAAGACGCAATTACCAAAGCCGGGGTTGATCGTATGGAACGGGGATAATGCGTTTATCCTTCAAGGACAAGATGAGAACGGTGATTGGATCGCTCAACCTGCGGCTTATGATAGAGAAACCGGGCAGGTGACAGCCAAGAATGGCTCTTCCCCCGCAATGCCTATAACAGAGAATGAGATTCTTGATCTTCAAGATGCCATATATGACGCTCAACAAGTTAATGTGGTGTCGCCAGAGGATGATAATGTAGCAAGTGCTGATGCCGAGATAACCTCTGCACCTCCCGTGGAAGATGCGATCAACCAGCCAACGAGTGAGATTGAGACGGAAGGTGCCATTGATCAGATAGCACAACCTAGCAATGTAGAGAATCCCTCCATGGTCATGCGAGAAGATGGTACGCCAGATTTCGTATCGTCTGGTACGGATATGACCTTGGATTTCCTCCATGATAAATATGGCGATAAGATGCCAAGGAAGATCGAGGTGACGAGAAAGTCTTTCGATGAAAGCCTTAAAAAAGCGTCTGATGCCTTGGAAAAGGCGCAAGAGGCATACGATGACACCCCTATCGGAAAAGAGGATAAGGCCGAGGCCGCATTGATAAAAGCCCGACAAGAATATGAGGCGATCAAGGTCGAGGCTGATTTCTGGGCTAATCTTGATGATGATATCAAGGAGGCCAGCAAGAAGCCGGGTGATGTCATAGCAAAGGATATCTCCGTAATGGGTGATCCTATGAGCGGAGAGGAGCTTGCGGCCATGATGCTGGCTAATGGGGCGATCAAATTGACACGTGACAGTTACAAGAAAGAGACCGGTGCCGGGAATAATGAGACTGCAAGAATGTTTGGATTGTTCGCCTCTCCGGAGAAAGGCGGTGTTAATATAGAGAGGGCAGGTGAGATATTGGAGCTTGCCGATAAGGAGAATGGAACTAACTTCTTCGATGAGAACGATACGAACGCCGGAAGGGACGCTATCATAGAGGTCTTGTCTTCCGCTCATACACGTGGAGACTTGATCGATTATGTCAAGAGGAACCGTGAGGCGATCGCTGAGCGTGAGAGACAGGCCGAGTACAACGCTTACGCTGAGTGGTGCGAGGAGAATTATCAAATGTCCCCGGAAGAATACGAGGCGTATGAGGAAGGCATGGTACGTGATTTCTCGGAGAAACAATTGACTGATGAGGAGCGAGGCGAGCTTGATTCGCAAATCGTGGATGAAATACAGGCCATAATTGACGAACAAAATGAAATAGACGCTATCTTAGCGCAAAATAAACCGATAGAAAATGAAAACATTGAAGGAAATGACGAAAGCGGAGGCGATGGCTTACGCGAGGGAGGCGGCGAGGTACTGCCAAGAGAACAACTTGATCAGACCGGGGGAACTGGAGAGGTTGAGGGAAGAGAATCGGCTGGCCCCGACATTGATCGCACGGATGGAGCTACACAAGAAGGCTCATCAAGGGGACTAGTTCCTTTTGTCGCCCCTTCCCCAAAGGAGAGTGAGAACCCATTGGACTATGCCGAGCGCATAGTTGAGGCTAAGAGATTGCACGATGAGGAGCTAAAGGTTAATACTAACCCTTCCGAGGCGCAGAAAGAGGCCGGGAATTACAAGAAAGGCCATATAAAGATAAACGGTTTCGATGTCACCATAGAACAGCCCGCCGGTTCCGTCCGTTCCGGTAAGGATGCTAATGGAAAAGAGTGGTCTGTTACCATGAACAACACTTACGGTTACATTCGAGGCACTGAAAGTGTGGATGGTGATCATATAGACGTATTCCTAGGTCCGGATATGAATAGTGACATGGTGTATGTCGTGGATCAGGTGAATACTGATGGCTCATTCGATGAGCATAAGGTTATGATGGGATTCTCTTCCTTGGAAGACGCAAGGTCCGCTTACTTGTCAAACTATGGGGAAGGTTGGCAAGGGTTAGGCAACATTACCGGGGTAGCGTTGGATGAGTTCAAGAAATGGATTGATTCTTCAATCCGGAAGACCAAACCGTTCTCTGAATATAAAGGAATTAAACGGGAGGAAGATATTGCCCCCCGAAAAGTAAAGAAATTGTCTTTGGTTGATAAAGACGATTATATAACCTCCGCAGAGCGGAAGCATATAAAAGCGTTTCTGGAGAGTGGATTGAAAGAGGCAAGGGTAAACAACTCTATCTATGAGATTTCTAATATTGGTGATGATGGTGTTTATGAGATCGTAAGGCGGTTTAACTATACCGATCCATTGACCTTGGTGAAAGATGAGAACGGTAAACTAGTTAATAAGCGAGGGGAGGGTGAACATGTTATAAGGGTAAAGCCCACTTTTGAGGAGATAAGGCCGGATAGTGGTATTCGTTTCCGAGAAGTAAAAGATAAGAATGGCGAAAAGTCCTTGGTTGGGTTACATAATATCAGTGAAGAAAAACTTCGAAAAGCATTGAGACAAGGAGGCTTCGCCAATCCGAGTGCGGCCGTTATAGACATATCCAGACAATCGCATACTGGCTATGGTTCCATATCGCTTGTACTTCCCTCTTCCATGATTGAGAAACGTACTGGAAAAAATGCTGGTACTTGGAGTCAAGACGCATGGACACCCATTTATCCAACTATAGAGAGGCAGTTTTCAGGGAAAGGCAGTGACGCATTTTCAAAAGACTTGCAAAAACTTCCAGAGGAAATGCGGTCGACAACCAAAAGTGGGATGGACAGCTATATGGATGGAAGAGGCGAGGATAGTCTTGCTTATATGTATTTATATGAGCAAGGTAAAGCTCCGGAAATAGCCCGTACAAAGCCTTCATATCCGGAGAAAACAAGAACCGAAGTTGAAGATGCCACAAATGGATCGTTCTCCATGAGTGGTTTGTCTGACAAGCAATTGTCCCGTCTGAAAGATGCCTATATGGAATATAAAGGATTTAGTACGGAAGGTTACAATGAGGCGATAAAACTTCGTAGAGCCAAGCTTGAAGAAGCTATAGGTAAAATGAATCCAAGATCAATCCTCTACGAGAAACGTAAGACGGATCTTGAACGAATCGATAAGTATGGGTTTGATTACTCTGCGGTAGAAAGCTTCATGAAATCAGTACGTGATGACATAAGCAATTCCGACAAGGTTGATGCTCACGGAACAATGCGCGATTCATGGAATTTCATAGAAGAAAATGGAATGCGAGGCGATTTTAACAAGTGGCTCGATAAATTGAATGAAAGGTACGGGATAAAAGAAATTATTTTTAACGGATTTACTCCTTCCGGTATAAGAAAGTACATTCCTAACACCTTGGAGAACGTATCCAAGTTTATGAAGAAGCAAGGAAGAAGCGCGTCTGTCGGAATAGGTGCGTCGTTCCAAAATTTCGCTGCGAGTTTGCTGGATGCTAAAGGCTCACTGAAAGATATACGCAAGGATAAAGGGAAGCTGACTACGGATCATGCTGACGTTGACGCTTTCAGGGATAAATGGTCTAAGGTATTTCATGAGTTAGGAGAAAAATTGCAACCGGATGCCAAAGGATATGACGACTACGGTCTATACAGGTTGGCGGAAGCGGCACGAAGCAAAGACCCTCAAAAATATATAAAGGAAGAATATGGGATAGATTTTTCTGATGAGGATGTGAAGACGCTGAATGAGATGGTGGATGCCATAAGGAATGAATATCCGGCAATGTACTTCGAGACTAAGTTTGAACGTCCTGTATATTTGGAGGAATTTGCTGCCGCTGTAGTCCCGGATAACGTAGATGGTGACATTCGTAAGGCGATATACGATGCGGGTTTGAAAATATTCACTTATAAAGCCGATGATGAGATATCGAGAAATGAGGCTGTTAAGCAGGCCTCAGAAATTGATGGCGTTCGTTTTCGTTCTATAGGTGATAAAGGCGCTGCTAATTTAAATAATGCTGAAACTATTGAATCCTCAATCAACGATTGGTCAAACAAGCTTAATACCCCTGTCAGGGTAATCCATGACGTGGACGATATAACCGATACGGATGAGAATATGTTGGCCCGTAAGAGAGATTCCAAAGGCTGGTATGATACTTCTACCGGGGAGATAGTCATAGTATCACCTAATTCCACGTCCGTAGGTGACGCTCAAAGGACTTTCCTCCATGAGGTGGTAGGGCATCATGGGTTACGTGAGCTATTCGGGGATGATTTCGATACTTTCCTTGATAACGTGTATCGGAACGCCAACGAGGATATCCGGAAAAATATCATTGACCGGACTAAAGGCAATCCTCTTAACTTGCGTGAGGCTACAGAGGAATACCTCGCTGAATTAGCGGAACGTGGTTTCGATAACAAGGCCGAGCGTTCGTTATGGGAAAAGATCAAGGACTCTTTTCTTGATATGTTGAGAAAGGCCGGTATTAGCCTTGATTTCAAGTTATCGGATAATGACCTCCGTTATATTCTCTGGAGAAGCTATAAGAACTTGGAGCAAGGAAATTTGATGGATGTGGCTGAGGATACGGTAATGAGGAATGATTTGGGTATCGGGGATTTTTCTGTTCGGTTTAGGGAAGAGGAAAAAGAGGATATCAATGATCTTAAAAAAAAGAACTATCGTCTAAACAAAAAAGTTGATCGTCTTAAAGATAAAATAGATGAATTACATAGTGATTCTCAATTGTCAGAAGCGTTGAAGAATGAGCTTATCAATGAGATCCAATCCCGGATAGACAGTAAGGATGCCAGTAATATAAACAAGGAAGATTTGCTCTCTTTGTTAAAACAGGTCAAGGGTGCGAAGACAAAGGCAGATATGGAGGATAAAATGCTGGAGGTGGATCGTATATCTAACGAGATAAGGATACGTTCCACTCAAAGACGTATCGACCGTTTGTTGGCATTAAAAACGCAGGATGTAAATGGAAAGAATATGTCTATAGCGAAGAATGTTGATGATATTACACGTAGAGTATTCGATTTTATAAGAGGAAGTTTGTCTGATATAAAGATATCTGGATATGAACAAGAAATGAAGGACTTGCGGAGGAGAAATCGGGAACTGACCACATTGATAGAGGCGAGAGGAAGGATGACAGAAGATACCGGTCTTTCGGGGGATGACAGGAGATCGGCCTCGGAGGACATCGTGTCATTCAAGAAAGAGATGGAGGATAATAAGGTGCGGATATCCGAGTTGAAAAATATGGCTGAGGATGTACGGAATGCCAAGGCCAATGATCTCATGGGCGAGCTGGAGCATATGAGGAAGGAATTGGAGGATAAGCTCAATGAGGCGGCTGAGGGGAAAGCCGTATGGTCTATAGAGGATAGTGAGAGAAAGATGGCCTTGGATATATTAGGGATTTCTCTTGACGCTAGGGACTATGAGGGAGCTGTTAATAGCATAAATCGGGATATTATGGAAAAAGTCCGTAATAATTCAAGTTTCTATGCCGCACAAATGAATCGAATCAGATCAATGGAGAATCCTACGGAGCAAAAGGAGGCCCGTAAGAATATGAAAGCTGGATATAATGAGAATAAGAGGCGCATACGTGCGGAAAAACGATTGCTAAATGAAACTCTTCGCTCCCGACTAGAGGTGTTGGACAATATTGAATCCTTACTAAATGAGCTTGTCGAAGGTGGACGTGCCGCCTTATCTCGTAAAACAGAAGAGGAGACCTATCGCAGAATAGATATCGTTCGTAATTCCATTGAGGATGTGGCGGATAAACCTGTTGACATAAATAATAAGGACTTAGGTAAGATGAATTGGTTTAAGAAGTTTGCGTCATCCCCTCTTGGTAGTTTTGATTATATGGCGCAAAGAGTAGGACGAAAGTTCTTGAATGGTGATGGTTATATCTATCAACGATTCGTAAAAGGGCAGGAAGGAACCATAGCGGCAGAAAATGAGTTAGCGAAGAATCGTGATAGGTTCCGAAAGACATTTGCCAATAAAGTGAATGAGATATTCAATGAGGACGCTGACAGCGTATTGTCTGATAGCAATAAACGTGTTGAGAAATCTGGAGTTTATATAATCAACACCGACACGGAAGGTGAGTATGGTCGTAAGATAGAGATACCTATGACAAAAGGTGAGGCCATGTATGTTTATATGGTATGGAAGATGGATGATGGACGGATGAAATTGGAGCAACAAGGTTTCACGGATGATTCCTTGCTAGAAATTGAGGATTTCATCGGTGAGAATTATAAGGCTTTTGCGGATTGGATACAAGATGATCTGTTGGTAAACTTGAGGGATAGATACAATGAGAGGTATGTTGATATGTATGGGACTTCCATGGCCAACATCCCAAATTATGCCCCGTTAAGGATAAACAAGAACGCCGTAATGAACGAGGTAGACTTGGAGGAGGTTAGGAAAGGCAAGAAGACATTGGAGGAAAAGGCAAACAGCTTGATAAAAAGAACGGTCAATTCCAAGCCTATAGATTTGTCCACGAACGGGATCGAGGCTGTTATAAGCCATGTACGGGACATGGAGGAGTGGTACGCTTTCGCCCGAGTCCGTAGGGACTTGAGTTGGCTGTTGAGTAGCCCGACTTTCAGGAACAAGGTGAACTCTAATGTCAATGGGCATTATGTTGATTTCGTTGATGCGGCGGCATTGGCCTCGCATTCCTACCATCCGGATCCGGATAAATATGCGGACGAGTTCTTCGCAAAGGTTAATCGTGGGCTTGTCGGGGCGAATATATCTTTCGGGCTTATGACGGCGGCGAAACAGATATTATCGTTACCCGCTTTCTTGGGATATTCTCAAAGCCCTAAATTCATGGTAGCATTCACTAAGAATATAGGTCTTGGTTTTACGGGTAGACCCTATAAATGGGCGATGGAGAATATGCCCATGTTTTATGAGCGTGTGAAAGATGGCAATCTGGGGGATGAGAAGTTAAGGGACGATGGGGATAACCTCGGTAAGATAATAGAGTCTTATTTGAAGATAGGCATGGTACCTAACAAGATGATCGACGCTTTCACTATATCTGTAGGAGCTAAATCCGTATATGATTATACATATGATAAGTTGAGGAAGGGATACGAGCGGTTATCGGATGATGAGGCTAAGAGACAGGCGTTGGTTGACGCTGAGATATTCTTTAACCAGACACAGCAATCCGGGGTCGAGACGTTCTTGTCTCCCATGCAACGGAGCCGTACGATCATTAACAGGATGCTGACCACTTACCAAAACTCTAATATAGGATATGTAAGAAGGGTCATGTTGAGCCTTTATGATTTGGCGAGTTTGAAGGATTGGTCTAAGCTGAGGTCGAATTACGCAGAGCGTTTCAAGGCGGAGGGTATGGATGATGATACGGCTAACCAAAAAGCCCAAAGCCTGCTTCTTAATGGGGCTAGAAAGCAATTATTCCATTTCTTGCTGTTTGGTTGGGGAATGAATATGCTATGGGACTTGGGCAGTTCCGGGTTTTTCGGGTTCTTCGCCGGTGATGATGACGAGGATGAAAAATACAAGGATATCGTGAAATTCGTAACGACTCCCGTAAAAGGTGTGCCCGCTGGTAATATCATAAATAATCTCGTGGATGGGTATGATATTAATCCCGTGCTGTTTTTGGACGAGCTGCAAAGGGCATATAATAATATAGGTAGTTCTATAGATGATATAGGCATGGATCCCTTGCTTGCCATGGATGTGTTATCCAATGGCTCTAAGTTGGTAGGATTCGATATGGAGCGATGGGGTAACATTTATTTAGGTATGGAAGGATTGATCCGTAACCAAGGAAAGGAAGGTTATCTTTTGCAGGATATTATGTTCCTGTTGAATACCCCAAAGAGCCAACGGGTAAAGGTCGCTAGGGAGATGTACAAGAATGAGCCGTTTCTTGATTATGCGGAGAAGGTGTCTAGGGCTTATAGATATACGCCAATGAGTAACAAGTGGGAGTATTGGGTGCCCGGCACGGATATACTGACAAGGAGTAAGTTGAATAAGATCAAGAGGAACTACGTTGAGGATAACATGACATCGGAGCAAAAGGCTCAAGATAAGGAAAGGAAGGAAAAGGAGAAAGAGATCCGTAGGATCAGGGAACTTTCCATCGACAAGGAGGCGATGGAAAGATTCGTGAATAAATAAATTGGGTAGAGGCAATCTTATTGTGGGTTGCCTCTCTTTGTTTTTATGTACGATATTCCTATATTTGTTTCAATAAATCTAATATGACATGAACAGGAAAGAACTCGTGAAAGATATATTGGATGTGATTCATTTTGTCTTGTACAATCCTTGGTCTTTTATATTTCTGTATGGGATAGGTGGGATTATGTGTTTCGTTTATGTAAATGTAGATGTTATAAGTAAATATGAGGAAGGTGACTGCGCGCCACTTTTTAAACTATCTGTTTTCTTATTGATCGTTTTGTCTCACTTTTTGGGTTGGTTGTTGATAAAGAAATCTGAGGAGGTGGAATATTTGAGGGAAAGATATGAAAATAAAATTACAAATATAAGATCGGAAGTGGATTCCCAAAAAAGATCACTAATAACGTCTATGCTATTAAAATCTAATGAATTGGAGAGAAAAAATAAGAAGATAGAGACAGACTTAGGATATAATTATGAGATAAAAGTAAGAGACCTAGAGAAAGCATATAATAATAGAACGGATGAGTTGGAGAAATCCTATAGGTCAAGAGCCGTGGATCTTGAAAGTAAATATCATGAGAAAAAAGTATTTTTAGAAGAATGCGAAAGAAGGATGGAGAGAATACTGCTTTCTGAAAAACCTTTCTCGTTATCAGCCTCATTAAGCTCTGATATGAAAATGTATATATTTAAAGACTCTATTTATTATTTGGAGCATAAAGATCATCCAGCGATAAGTGCCGCTGAAACATTAAGAGAAATGAAGAAGAAGGCAAAGAATTATGTTAAGTCATATAATGAGATGAAATATAAATATGAATTCATCTTGAACGTGTTTCCTGAGCTTTCAAAGTACGTGGATGATGATGAAGCTCTTTGTTCACTATCTGAAATGGATGATTATACAGACTTTCAAGAGAAAAGGGATAGATCTGCAGATTTTTTGAGTAAGGAAGAGTGGGATAAAATGGATACTGACACAAGAAATCAATTGGCCTTAGATAGATACAAGAAAAAAAATAAATCTAATTGGGTTATAGGTATAGAATACGAGATGTACGTTGAATATGTTCTAAGAGAAAATGGATATAAGACGATTCCTCATGGAAGTTTGAAAGGAGTAAAAGACCTTGGACGTGATATTATAGCTCATAAGACAGATTCGTATGGAAACAATAACGTTTACATTATACAATGTAAGAATTATTCATCTATAAAAGACAAGGAAATCCATGAGAATGTAGTATGTCAGACTTTTGGGACAGCAATGGAGTATCAGATCAATCATAAGTTAGAGTTATTCACAAGGATTGTACCTGTAATATATTCTACGGTACCCTTATCTGAGACGGCATCTATTTTTGCCGAAAAACTTGGCGTTGTTTCCGTATTGTGCAAAAAAGGAGATTATCCAATGATTAAATGCAATATAGGAAATAATGGTGAAAAAATATATCATCTTCCTTTTGATCAACAGTATTATAGGACGGAGATAAAATCTCCCGGTGAATTTTACGCTTGGACTGTTGAAGAGGCGGTAAATGCAGGCTTTAGAAGAGCTTTTAAATATAGGCCATAGCTTTTCCAGTAGTATTTTCCTTCCAACGAAGTATATCTCCTATGGGAGGACGCTATTGATCGTTTTGAGGCACCTGAAATAAAAAACTCCCCAAATCCTCACGGGCAAGGGAGTTTTTATTATTTAACATAATCTATATGAATGGTTTTCAGACAACCTTAAACGATCCGATTCTCACGGACAGGAACGTTATAATATCTAAATCCATATCAAAACAAAGACATACTTAATCATCATTGCCGATCCTCCCGGAATAGCAACGGTGGGTATATCCGTATTAAAATGCTTCCCAATACCACCCAAGGGAAGCGGGAAATATTTATTCAAACTATATTTTATGCCATAAGGAAAGGAGTGTGCCCCCACCCTCCAAAGCTATACCCTTGACATAAATATACCTCTGGTTCTCACGAAAGAGCGGTATGACTTTGATAAAGTTATTTTATGAATACAACCTAGTGTAATATCTTTAAGTAATGACTCCAGTCCATCACGGATGAGAGCCATAAGGGGTCATAAATATATAACATACCATACTCACGTGAAAAAACGTGTAGCCGTCGCAACTACCAAGACCCGGCATCCCAACGCCAACATAACAGGTAGTAAGCAACGGCCCACGTCTTATATATAGATTATATATACAAATAACGTGGGCGTATTGTTGCTATCGGCTCCCTGTTATGTTTATAAATTTGGGGAATTTAGGTCTTTATAGGAGACGATATCTTTAACGCCACAATGTGTGTCACGTCTTATATTCTATATCGGTGACAGCGCGAATATACGATTTTTGTTTATTTAAACGAGAGATTGCTTATTTTTTGTTTATGTGGCAGGTGTATTTTCAAGCGTGGAGACCCTTTCCTCTAAGTCTTTCAGGGAGATCCCTAGCGATGAGATAGACGATCCCATTTCGACCACGCTTTGGTCTATCCTGTTGATCTCCATAGTGATCCCTTTTTGCCCCATCACCAGATCTTCCGATTCCCCCAGCTCTTGGGTTATGGATGTTTTCCTCACGTATTCCGTATCTATCTTTGCCAATAACTGGTCGAGATTGTTTCCTTCCTTGTCATATACGGAGGATGAGGTGGTTACGTATGATATCTGGTTGCCCCACCTGTCCAGCGGTTTTCGTATTATGATCTTCTTCGCCATGCTCGTTACTTTTCCGCTAAAGTATGAATTAAAGCGTAAATAACGTGCGGTGTCGTTAACGTCGGGTAAGATTTATCGTTCCCGGTCGTTCCTGTATCCCGATATTTGCCTTGTCCGACAGCGACCGGACATAGGATATTGAAGTCAAATGCCCTGCATGGTGAGTCGCTGCGCCGTGTGGGGCGACTTTTTTCATGGAGGACGCACGAGGTAATCAAAATAACAAAGTCGTTTTGATCTTATGGCTAAAATTGCGGGAGAAAATATTTCGAACAATTAAAATTTTAAGATATGGAAGCAATTAAAATTTTTGAGAACGATCGTTTCGGTGAAGTGAGAGTAGCCGGAACAAGTGAGAATCCTTTATTTTGCCTTGCGGATGTTTGCAAAATTTTAGGATTGCGTGTAGACGCTGTACAATCAAGACTGACGGATGCCCCCATTCGGATTGGGGTCACCGATTCGATTGGTAGAGAACAACAAATGAATTTTGTCAATGAAAAGAACCTCTACAAGGTAATCATGCGATCCGACAAGCCGCAAGCCGAACCATTCCAAGACTGGGTATGCGGAGAGGTTCTCCCTTCCATCCGTAAACATGGAGCGTATATGACAAACGACACATTGGAGAAAGCCTTGACCTCGCCCGATTTCTTGATCCAATTGGCCACAAACCTTAAAGAGGAACAACAAAAGCGTATCGAGGCCGAGCGGAAAGTAACCGAGGCCGCTCCTGCCGTGGCTTTCACGAACGCCGTTCAATCGGCGAACAGTTCCTGCCTGATCGGTGAGCTAGCCAAGCTGATCGCTCAAAACGGGTATTCCATCGGGGAGAAAAGGTTGTTCGCATGGATGCGTGACAACGGATATCTCGGAAAGCATGGTGAGAGATACAATATCCCTAACCAGCAATATGTTGAACAAGGATTATTTGAGTTGAAGAAAGGCGTAAGATCCGGTAGTAATGGGGTACTGCATACTACTATCACGCCTAAGGTCACCGGAAAAGGGCAAGTTTACTTCGTGAACAAGTTCTTAGGTAATAAGGAGGCTTGTTGAGTGAATTTACGACAATTTCATAGAAAATCATCATGATATATAATATATTCAAGCAAATCCGTATATGGTTCGTCCTCTTGAGGGCGGACATCCAACTCCGATACGCCATAAAGGAGGCCAAGGAGAAGTACTCGAGGCGTAACGTGCGCTATTACGTGATCCCTAATTACGATCATAGGTTGATAACTTGCAACCGATCGGAGGTACGTAAATACAGGACGGACGGTTACTTCGCCCATTCTGTACGGATCAACGATTTCAACCGGGAATGTTTTTATTATACGCCATACGCCAACGGTAAAAATCCCATATCGGCCAAGGAGAGGGCGTTAAAGAGGAGGTCATGGTTGAATTACGTGTTACAGGCGAAAGGTCTTATATGATTAAGTAAAATAGAAAGGGGGTGACATTTATTTGCCAACCCCTTTCTTGTATCAGGCTTACTCGGAAGCTATGATACCCGCGGCTCTCAAGGTCGCTAGGATGCTGTTAACCTTGTTTACCACGTCCGTTAAGGCGGCGGAACTTTCCAGATTATCGATCTTGGGCTGCATGCCGTTCTTGAATAAATCCTTGAAGATTTCCAGCTCGCTTCTAACCTTGCTTACTTTTGACATTTTAACCTCCTTTTTTTAATGTTGGTATTTATAATTGTTGATTGATAGCGTCGATGCCTTGGCCGGCTATCATTTGTTGTTGCTGAGCGGCTAATTGTTCCTTCTGCGACTGGATCAATTGCAATAACTGATCGGCGAACGGGAAATTTCCCACCTCGAGCATTTGCTCGATAGATATCTGCTTGGCGTTCAGCAACTGCAATAGCAACTCGTTGGATAACGCCCTGTATACCGGAGTGTCGTAGTTCTCTGATATGGATATGTCGAATTCCACGCCTCCCATGGTCTCCGGGTCCCATTGGACATAGCCGTTCCTTCCAACGATCCTTATTATTTTTTTATCGTCGTAGAATTGCTGGATGTTCTTGCACTTCTTGTACATGCCCGATATGATGAAGCTGGCGAACGATTCCAGCAAGTCCACGATGCTGTTGCTGGCGTTGGACGCTTGTTGCTGGTATAAGGCTCCGCTTGTCCCGCTCGTGGGCTGTTTCCCCTGCATGGCCCCTTGTACCCCGGATACGTCCTCCATCATGGACATCTGTAATTTTATCATGTCTCCCAACCCTGCCGGCACGCTCCGGTTCATCATCTGCTGGGGGACCTGTGCCCCCGATTTGAGTTTCAGCTTGATCACGCCGTTGAACTTCGTCCACTCGTCCGCTATATCCTCTATGCTCATGTCATCGGGAACGGAGGCCTCGTCTACCACCAGCACTCCCTTGGCGCTCGCTTTCGTCACGAAATCGTTCAGGATGATATAATGGTTGATATACCTTTGCTGGTCGATGATGTCGCTGACGAACGAGTGTATCTCCCCGTCAACGAAAGGATATGCCTTCATCGTGTAAGGGTGGCTCCCGTGGCTATAAGGGCTTTCTCCCTCGTCAAGTATATCCCCGAACGGTGAAAGATAACGGTAGTACCAGTAGCTTTGTATCATGTACTCGTACTCTATGAGCGGGACCTCGCTCTCTGGCATGTATAGCGTGGGTTGTCCCAGCTCGTCCAGCACGTAATTCCCCAGCTCGTCCTTGATCCTGTTATCCTCCAGCCGGCCCTCGTTCTCAGCGTCTATGTTCCCCTTGTTCGAGTAACTGTCCACGTAAGCGTCGCCCTTCAGCCAGTCGTGGCACCAGAACGCCTTTCTTCTCTCGAGCGTCCATAGTTCTATCACACGGCATAAGCGGGGGTCTTGCGGGGCCATAAACCCGTTAAGGTCATAATTGTTGCCCTTGAACGTGTCGTTGAACTTGGCGATATAGTCCTTGTCACGGGCGTTCTTGTATATATCTTGCAGCCTTTCATAATCCCTGTCATCCTTGGCGAATACGCTGGCGAGTTGCCCGAAGGTCACGTCATGGATCTCTCCGATCATCTCGATGTCGGTATGTCTGGGGTCGTTCATGGGGCCGTCCACGAAGAACAGGTTCGGGTTGACGTTGTCAGTCCAGCATTCCCTTCGGTTCTCCCTTTGGGCGTAGGTCTCTTTCTGTATGGATAGGCCGCTTATGAGGAACTCCTCGAACATCCTTGCGTTCAGCTCCTTGATGTCGTTGATCTTGTTGTTGTACTCGAGCATGGTGCTCATGGTCTCTCCCAGCGTTTGCTCGTCACGATCCCTCGCCACGCACACGGGTGTCTTATTCTGGTTCCGATAAACGCCGATGACGGTCCTTGCCAACCTTCGGATAAGGTTGTTGGTCATGGGGATATTCCCCTGCATCCTTATATATTCCTCCTCCGGGATCATCCGGCCACAATACTCGATCAGGTCCCCCCATTGGTCGCCGTACATATATCTCTTGTTCCTGTCCCTCTCTTTCCTGAACTTGTCGAGCTTGTCCCATGCCCTAGCGCATTGGTATACCAATGGCATGTTCCGCCCGTCCGTCATGTTTCGTCTCTCGTATTTGACGGTATCTATAGGTGATATCCTCGATTTAGGGATCAATCTAGTCATGGATTCTTTTTTCTGACGAATATGGGGACTTGGCGTTCAATCGTAACGATAAAACTTGTCGGTTGTCATATGGTAGCCTCGCTGATAGGACCATGGGGCCTTACGCCGGGGGACTTATCCTTGGGGATGGACGGCAGATCCATGTCGCAATAACATATATAAAGTCCTATAGCCCTAGTCATGACCTTGTCGTCGTGCTTGCCTTCCACGGCCCCGAACGATCCGTTGGCTTTCTTCTCGTACGTGGACATCTCATCCAGCGTGTCTATATCCCGCTCGATATATGACTGTTCTCGGAGGCATGCCACGAGATAGGATATGATCATTGGCTTGGTGTTCCGGTTCGTGTGGAATCCCCATTCCGTCAGTTTTCCGGCCCGTATCTTGGCCTCGCTCGCCTTACGTGCGTACAGGTTGTCGTAAGCGTCCCCGATCTGGTTGAATATCAACTCGGACTGGTCTCCGTCCGTATCGTTGTCCTTGGTCTCTATGGTATTGCTCTCTATGACTAACAGGGCGTTCCCGAAAAACTTGGCGATCTGGGCGGATTTCCATGCTAACAGGTCATGGTCTATGTGTCCGTGCCATTCGGCCACTACCTCCGGCTTCCCGCCAAACATCATCCAATAGCGGTCTATCACCAATATGTCCGAGAAATCGGATTTCTTTCCACGGCCCCCTATATCCACGATCACGAGGTAACGATTCTTGACGTTCGCTTGATCGTCTGGCAACGACCATACCTTGAGCGACCCGTTATGATCCTCCTTGAATGACAGCTCTGTCAAGGCGCTCTTCCCTTTAACGGACTTGCCCGATATTTCCCCGACATACTTGGGGGGCTTGCATCCCTCCTTCAGCTTGTCTATATGATATACGCTGAATACCATGTTGCCGGAGTTCTTGAACGCCTCCACGTCATCGCTGGGGAACTCCGCCGCCATGTCCGCGTGCTCCATGAAATCCTTCCGCTTGACTAAATACCAGTTTATAGCCTCGAAGGAAGCCCCCAGCTTCCATAGTCTCCAGTAATATTTCCCGGAGTCTAGGCATCCATCCGGAGGATTGTCGTTCTCCTTGTTGTCAAGAAGCCATTTGGCGAATGCCCTCTTGTCCTTCACGGGTAGCTCGTATCTCTCGATCTTGAACCATGGGACGAATACGAACCTCCTGTTGCTTTTGCCTTTCTTGGCCGTGACACATGACCGGTAGAAGAAATTTCCCATACCGTTAGCGGTGGATTCTATGACCTCCACGGTAAGCGGGGCCAATAGCAAGGATGAGGATATGCTCCTTATTATATCTTCCGGGGTTTTCCCGTCCGTGTCATCCCATAATCCCACCTCGGAATAATGTACGCAGCTCATGTCACCGCCTCGTCCCGAGTTTGGGCTGTTATAGGTACCTATGGTTATGACCGTGTCCCTCGCCTTCTCCACGTTACTACCTTTCCCGTACGTTATGATACTGTCCAATTGCGATCCCTCGTAAGGCGTGAATCCCAGCGTGACGTTATCCGGTAGATCCAACAGCCATGTGGGGTATTTTTCCAGCATCTTGCTATACATGGCCTTGATCTTCTTTGACGTGGACGCGTCTTGAGCTACGATGGTGGAGTACCACGCCTCTTTATGGCATAGTTGTATCCACGCTATATATAGCTGTACCAACGTGGAACCTCCCCATTGCCGGGCCTTTAGCAGGATAATCCTTATGGGTAGTCCCGCCAATCTCATATTCTCCATCACGGATAGCAGCAGGCGTTGTGGATAGTTGAGCTTGAAATGGATGTTCTTGCCTCCCTCCTTGTTCTTTATCTCGCAGAAAGAGTAAGCCCAGAAAGGGAAGTCATGCTTGTTCCTTACTTTTATGAACTGTCGTACGACCTTCTCATGAAGTTCCTCGTCATACCTCTTGAAGGTGACCTTGCAAAAGGCCCTTATGGATTTATACCTTATTATTCTTTTAACTAGCTTGTTTGATAGCATGCTGGCTGGCAGGAGCATCTTGTATGGGTACATGTCGGATATCTCGACCATCTCTCTTGTCCCGGGCGAGTTCTCTCCCTTGATAGGGTCGAAATGGGCGTGCATCTCGTCGTTCCTCCTGTTATTCTCCTCTACTAACCAATCTATAGTCATGATATAAATTATATAGCTTTATCCAGCAAAACCCAATCAGCGATGACGCTAGATGTATCTCCCAGCTTATGCCGGGAATGACGTATGATAAGACAAGACTGCTCGCCCATATCGCCCGGTCTTTCCATTTGGCCGAGGCTAGTCGCTCGCCCCACGTGGCGAATATCATGGCGCTCGCCCCGATGACGGGGGACGTGGAGAAGAACGAGGCGAGGACGGCCATGATATAGGACCGTGCAATCTCCCTCTTGCCAATTCGCATTACCTTCAGGGCGTATGAATTCCCGATCAGATGCCATATGTTCACGTGGAAGAACATGTATGACAGCCTCGTCCAGAAGGGATATGACGGCCCGGAGGCGAAACCTAGTGGGTCTAGCGGTAACACGTATATCAGAAACAGTGCCGCAATCGTCGCATGGTTTGCTCGTAACATTCCTTTCTCATTTTAGATATGATGGCCTTGGCGCTCTCGGGCGTAAGTACGAAACATGGGGCGGGACTCTCTATTATGATGGATACGATATGCTTTATGGGCATTTTGGGGTGATCCGATCGGTACGAGACGAATTTCTCGAATAAGGACTTGTAGAATACCTTGGCGTTGTCCTTCATCCCTTTTGGCATGGCCCCCTTGTTCATCTGGTATATGACGGACGAGGCCCTTTCCACGGATACCCAGTATCTGGAGGCTTGCGACGCTACGGTCTCGGTAAGTAGGTCCATATAGACAAGGTCCTTGTCTGATCTCATGTTCCTGTTCAAGGCTTCCCTGTACGCCCTAAGGAGGTCAAGGTTTCTTTCCCGCATCATGGAGAATACGCTTCCGTTCTTCCTCATATCATACCTGTTTTTACCAAAGTTACGAATTTCTGCTTTGCCGGGTAAGATTTATCGTTATGGGGGCTTGTATCGTTATCATATTTGCGTATAGAATAATTTAAAAAAACAATGTATGCCAGAAAATGATATTGACAATAAGCCTGTTACGTCTAAAAGAGATATGTTCTTGGAGAGTATTAGGGGACGTTATCCAGATTTGGACGTGGAGAACGAGGATGAGTTTTATGGAAGATTGAACGACGAATTTGATAGGTTTGATAGAGGTGATAAAGCGCAGAGGGAACTAGGGGACTTGTTGGCCTCTGACCCTAGGAGCGCCGGCTTCTTGATGGTGATGCGCAAGGGCGGTAATCCCGTGGAATATCTTATCGAGAATTACGGGGATGATTTTAAGGCCGCCTTGGAAAGCGAGGAGGGAAAGAACAAATTCTCAGAGGCTTTTTCCAAGTATATGGAGAGGCAGACGAGAGACAAGGAACTGCAAAAGCAGGCGGAGGATAACCTGAGATTGATGATCCAAGGTCTGGAGGAAGCCCAGTCGGAAGGTAAATTCAGTGACGAGGACGCTAGGGCGGCTTATGAGTTCCTTTACGCCGATGGAGGATTGTTGGATCGGATCGTGGTGAACGGTGTCACCAAGGATGATTGGATGATGCTGATGAAAGCGGCAAACTATGACAAGTCCATGATGGATGCGGCCAAACGTGAGGAGGAGGCCCGTAATGAGGGGGAGATAGCCGGACGTAACGCCAATATAGACATAAACAAGAGAAAGAGTACCAAGGTGGATCGGTTGCCGCCCGATCTGGGTTCCAGCGGGGGGATGACATCTCCCACGAAAAAGGAGAGAAACCCGACGATTGACAGACTAGACAAGATCACGGGACGTAAGAGTGTTTGGCAATAATCATAATTAATAACCATAAACAATTAGTAAAATGAGATCAAAGAGTTTTTTTAATTATTTGGGCGGCTTGGTATTGACCGTTTTGGCCGTGATGCTAGGAGCCACTACCGGATGCGGGATGTGTATGGCCGTACCGACAACCACGGATGGAGGGGGAGAGGTGACTGATATTAACCCGGGGATTGCGGTCACGGATGCCAATGGCGGGGCGACTGCTACGGATGGCATTCAAATCTCGAAAGAAACGGATAATCCAGAGTATTATGCGAAGGCTATAGACAAGCGTATCACGAAAATGAGACCGATGCGTACTCCTATAGACCAGATCACGAGGAGCGCAGAGAGTATTAGCAGGGTCAACAGCATGGTCGTGAAATATTACAGTGTATCGACAAGACCCATCAAGGATTCCGTCAAGACCAATACGACCGAGATGGCATCAGGATCATCTTATGTAACCTTGCCTGTGAATGATGCTTCTCTCTTTAGCGTGACTGATACGATCCGGGTATCTGGGATCAAGGGCTATAAAGAGGATGGATCGACTCAGGATACGGTAAAGGACTTGATGCTTTATGTCGTGGGCAAGAGCGAGAACGAGGGATATCCGCAAGTGATTGCCGTGAACGGCAAACGAAATACGACAGGAGAGAATTCTATCGTTCCAGCCCTTAAAAAGAATGACGTGCTTATTCGTATGGGCCGTGCCGCAGGGGAATTGGACGTGGAGACCGGGCAGTTCTATTCATTGCCTACGCCACAAGAACAATTTTGCCAGAGATTCATGATGCAGGTAGAGGAGTCCACGTATAATAAGATGTGGAGTAAGGAGGTTGACTGGAACTTTGACGATATGGAGGAGGACGCTATCTATGATATGCGTTTGGGTATGGAGAACTCATTCCTGTTCGGTATCAAGGGAAAGAGTAAGGATCCCAAGAAAACGGGTATGGATGTTTATTTCACCGGTGGTATTTGGTGGATGGCAGGTCAGGACAAGTCTTTGGGAACCGTTGATGACTCGACCAATGAGATTGTGATCAAGGACGATGAGATGGTTGATTTCTTGAAGGAGATCTTCACGGGTAATGATGCGGGGAACAAGACGAAGATCGCTTTCTGCGGATCTGATTTCTTGGCAGCCTTGGCCAAGATGAAGAGTGAGCGTTTCAAGGTCGTTAAGGAGTTCGAGAAGTGGGGGCTTAAATTTACCTCTTTCGATAGCAATTTCGGTAAGTTGCTGGCTATGCACCATGAGTTGCTTGATATGAACATGAAATCAGACGAGGCCTTTGTTATGGACCCCGAATACCTCCGTAAAAGGACTTTCGAGATGTTTAGCAGAAAGACTTATGACATGGAGAAATTAGCGAAACGTAAGACTAGTGCCGTGGTCTTGAATGAGGCCAGTTGCTGTTATCTGGTATATCCGAACGCCCACATCCGTGTTAAGTTAGGTTCTTTATAAAATAGGGGGGGGATTCGCCTCCCCGCTTTAAATCGTTGTGTCATGAAATATTTCTCAGATAGTGTTTTGTCATTTAATCTTAAGGTGCGTGATAGATATCGAAGGATTCGTTTTATCCCTATGACAAGGAACGGGAGTTATTATATCCCTAGGGATAAGGATGAGGCCAAGGCGTTGGAGTCAATGGATTGTTTTGGGAGTCGTTTTATAAAGATAGAATCTGATCCCGTTCCTGATAAAAAGTCTAGGACAAAGGATTTGACCCCGGTCGGGGAGATAAGGTCTTTTCAAGAGGCTATTGATTATTTAGAGAAAACTTTCGGTTCGGATATAAGCGGGCTTATATCCCCGGAAAGCATTCAGAGGGAAGCCCGGAAAAACGGGGTGGTATTTCCTAATATGGGATGATATGAGGTATAATGTCGAGGATTTGGTGACATCCGTGCGGATAACCTTGGATGAGAACAGGATTGAGCAAGAGTATATAGTCTCGGAGGATAACAATATGGAGCTTAATGAGATTATAAGGGAGAAGCTGCTTGACGCTGTACGATCAGTGGAGAGGATAGCTCCGGTACAGATGTTAGATAGCGTTCCGTTGGTAATCCCTGAGGCGGCCCAATATTGCGATACCGATGGTTCCGGATACGTGGTGCTTCCACCAGATTTCCTTAGACTGACCTTGTTTAAGATGCGATCATGGCGTAATCCGGTATTTGACGCTATAGGGGATGATACGGAGGAGGCTAGGATGCAATATAACGTATATACCCGTGGCACGCCGATTCGTCCTGTTTGCGTGCTCTCAAGGGATTTGTCCGGTAGTAAGATCCTTCGGTATTATACCGTGGGGTTTGAGAATGACGGGAAATATAACCGTAGGGATCACCGGATAGATAGGGCGCTTTATCTTCCCGTTCCTTCATATACGGGGGATAACAACGAAGAGCTAGAGTTCAATTCCCTCCTTCGGGAGGCCATTATAAATTATACGGCCGGATTGGTTATGGTTTCCAGAAGGGAACCCCAAATGGCCGAGACTTTTTTTAATATTGGAAAATCATTCGTGGAGTCATGAGCGAGAAAGATAACAACGTGATGCCTTTGGCTACAGATCCTCATAATCTGGGCGAGTTCGATAACGTGTATGACGCTATGCGTAGGTATCCTAACGGAGGCGTGGACGGGGATTATATTTATATCTTGGGTGTCCAGCATTTTTGGAACGTGAATCGTCAAAGCTGGGGGATACTAAAGGATAAGGAGGATAATTTAGTCCAGATGGTAGAGGATTTTATCGGCCTTTTCGAGAGAAGGGGGTATGTCTTCGCTGGTTATGCGTTACCAGACACCACTCCTGTTTCTGGGCTTGACAATATCTTTTATATAGCGGCCAAGAATGGGATTTATACTCATTTTGGAAGCGATCTGAAATTATTGAATGAGGTTGCTATCTTACGTAAACCCAGAAGATCATCTATATGGATTAAGGATTCAATGGATATCCCGAACTCGGAGAGGATAGACGTTATAGATGATGCCATATCACGGATAAATGTCGATATAGAGACAATAAAATCGGCGATTATCGGCATGGAGAATGATCTTGATGGGGTACATGATTCTATCGATGATATAAATAAGGATATAGATGCTTTCAAGAAGGAGACCTCCGAAAATTTCGAGGAGGTAAACTCTGATTTAGATAAGGTGGAGAAGCGTCTTGATTACATACCTAAGGAGTCGTTTTTATCAGCCCGTCCCGCCGGTTTCAAGCCGGATATCGACCTTACCCCGGAGATCACGGTAGACCGTGCTTGGAGAGACCATGAGGGTAACGTTATCCGTGATACGTATATCACCCGGAGGGGATTGAGGAACGAGATAATCGACATCACCAACCAACAGGTAACGGACTTGAAGCCCGGTTCCGTCGATCCGGACGATCTTTCCGAGGCTACCAAGCAATTGATCGGTAACAAGAGCATAACCAACCTTCCGGACGAGGAGGATATAACCGTTTCGGAAAATCAGACCTTGAAGTTGAAAGACAAGGAATACGCCCCGAAGGATTACTCCGGCATGGGACGTGTGTACCTTCGGAAGCATTACGTGAACGGCGTGAACACGCTCTCGCAGCACATGATGAGAAAGCCTAATACCATCTACATCATCCAGTATGACTACTGCCTAGCCGGGCAGACGATCGAGGTGCCGGAGAATTGCGTGCTGGATTTCCAAGGGGGGAGTTTGAGGAATGGAATATTACAAGGTAATAATACTATTATTAAAGCATGTTATAATATTTTCGATGGTATAACTTTTATTGGATCTTTTGAATGTTCATTTAAAGCTTTGTGGTTTAATGTTAGTTCAAAAAACATAGATAATTCTCCTTTTATTATGGATATGTTATATCGATTAAAGGGAGTTGATAAATCAATAACTCTTGATTATGGAGGTGTAGTTGTTGATTTTGAAAGCAATAGCGTATATAGGTTGTCATCTTCTATTGATTTAACTGGATTCTCTCTTTGTCTTGATTTTAAAGGATGTATATTTCAACCCAATAAAGATTTTTCCGGAGATTATGTAATTGGTGTATTCTCCTCTTCCGCTTGGAATGATGGATTTTGGGGAGGTGTTATAAAGAATCTTAATATACAAAATGATAATAGATTAAATGTGGGAGGAATATACTTAATACATAGTTTTAAGACTTCTTTAGAAGGTATTTATACATGCAATATGCATAAATCATCCTGTTACATAGGAGAAAATTGCGCTGAACTAGTATTAAGAGACTTTAATTTTAAATTTGATTACTCTTACTCAAATAATGCTCCTATAGATGTGGATAATATGCCCATGTACTCTGGTTTATGTGTAAGATCCACAGATGTGTTTATTAGTGATGGATTTATTACACATTATCATATCGGAATGTTTGTTGATGCTGGGTCAAACATGTTTAGTCGTATTCATATATGGGGATATAATGATAAAGTTACCGACTTACCTCCTCATACATGTAATATCGGGGTATATCTTACAAAATATGCTGGTGTGTCTAGTTATTTTGGAGTAATTACAGATGATACTTACCCTATTGATAATATGAAAAGTCCTAAAGATATAGTAAACGGAAGATTAAATGGAGGTGTGGGATTCTTTCTAAATGATGCTTATTCTAATCTATTCTCGGGTTGTAGGGGTGTTGGTAATTCATATCAAGGAACTTCCAATATAATTAAATTTTTCTATATAGCATCTGATAAACCAGAAGATTGCAATTGGGATAACGCTTTTGTAGCTTGTTCTAAAAGTGGAAATGCATATACTCGTGATGTTCTTAATTATAGCCCAGATATCCCGGAAATTTCTCAAAATAGATCATCTTCATTGGCATTAAGAGGAAAAAATGGATGGATTTTTAATAACTATTTTACACAAAATAATTATCAAAACTGGTATACATTTAATACAGATGCTAAAGGGGTAAATAATGATGATATGGATTTTGTATTAAGATTTGTAAAATCAGGTAATTTAATCGGCAGATTATTCTTTTCACAAAGACCAGACAATAATGGTAATTTAAATTCCAGTTTTAGGATACTTACGAACAATAATAATGGATTAAGCATACAGGATAAATATGAATGTATTGTCCCAGAAGGTGGCAATGGCAAGTTGAAATTTGGTAATTTTTCAAATTCTCACGATTATAACTTCAAATATGTCGCAGGCAATACTATTGGTAGTGTAGGATACTCTGATAGCGAAGGAGGACTGCCTGATGATTTATTAGAAGGGGAATATGGGCTTCTGTGTTTTGATAAGTCTAGGATTGAATATAGCTTATGGAATGGCTATAACTGGGTAAATATAAATGGAACAAAGGTTAACGAAAAATCATTAAAAGGGAAAAAGATATCTATACTTGGAGATAGTATATCAACATATGATGGTTATTTACCTAATGGATATCCTGCATTCTATAATGATGCAAATTTAGAAAATGTAAATAATACTTACTGGATGCGCTTTATTAAAGCGACAGACGCTACGTTGGGGGTAAACTCTTCTTATAGTGGGTCGCATGTTTGTGGAAATAGTAATGATACCACTGGAAGTGTTTGCTGTTCAACTGCGAGAATAGATAAATTAGGAGAAAACGGAGACCCAGACATAATCATCATCAATGTTGGCATAAATGATTTTGGAGGTTCTACAGGAAATAAATCTATTGGTACATGGAATAGCAAGTCTACTATTCCTTCTGAAGGAGTTCAATCAACTTTTTCTGAAGGGTATGCTCTAATGTTAGCAAAAATAATGAAGAAATATCCAATGGCTAAAATATTTACATGTTTATTAATTCCTGTGTCTAATACAGGTTATGATCAATCTTCTGCTAATGAGTATCCAATTGTAAATGCTAACGGAGACAGTCTGTATGAATTTAATGAATGTATAAAAAGTGTGTCTAATGTCTTAGGTGCTTGTATCGTCGATATGTATTCTTGTGGAATGAATATATATAATTCTAAAATATTTTTAATAGATGGATTACACCCAAAGATTAATGGGCACAAGTTAATGTGTGATAGTTTGTATAAAACGGTACATAATTCTTTTATGGAAAGAAAGAAAATATTCCAAAAAGATAAAGGAGAGTATGAAATTATATAACAATACGGCGAACTTATACTTTTAAATTAACAAGTTGAAAATCATGGAACTATTAATATACACGATCATCAGAAAGATATTCAAGCTTGTATTCAGTATCTACAAGCCGAAGGTAAGGACATTGTACAAAGGCCGTAAGAACATTGATCTTACGGAGAACGGCGATCAGCGCATAAGGGTAGGTAAGCCTTTCTATCTGGCCGGGAACATCTACAAATTAGATCAGTTGGATAATACGAGCGTATTCAAGCTGGCCCTTTACAAGAAGGAAGGCGAGGATTGGTCAAAGGCTAACGACCTTGATTTGATCTTGAGACTTAACACTGGCTACAACATATTTTACGTATAACGAACTAAAGCACGATACATCATGGAAGAGCGAAAAGATATTTGCGAGGGTTACGAGAGGGATAGCGTACAGCAGCTAGACAAGCTGGCCAAGGATAAGAACGAGCGTTTCCCGATCTATCCGTTGACATACATTCAGGCCGTATATGACGCTAGGACGAAAGAGAGGCTTGATTCCATATTGTGGAAATGTAACAACGTGTATTTGCCTTGGATGGGATCGGCTGGGGATACCCGCATACAATTGCCTTTCTGGATGAGAAGGAAGGGTATCATAATCACTTACAAGAACCTTGACGAGGAGACGATAACCGAGAAGCTCACCTATGATCTTTGTATCGCCGATGATTTCTTCCGTCTTGACTCCTCTTGGACTAGGATAACGGACGCCCTTCCGGTCGGGGGTAACATAACCATAGGCTCTAACGGAAATTGGTTTCAAGATGGCGTTGATACCGGCTTCAAGGCACAGGGACCTAAAGGGGACAACGGACAAGTTCCACACCTTCGCTTGGCTGGTGGATACGTAAAATATAGCTACGATGAAGAGATATGGTATGATCTTTTTCCGCTCATTGACATAACGCCAAGCGTAAAGGTGGGGGAGGTAAAGACGTTACCCGCAGGTAGCAAGGCTTCGGTAACGAACGTTAGCGGGGATAAGGACGCTATTTTCGACTTTGGAATCCCTATGGGAAATACTGGGGCCAAGGGAGAGAAGGGGGATGGGTATGATTTGTTGGGATTCAGGGATACGGCGGATACTTTGCCTTCCACCGCTAATATCGGTGACGCTTACGCTGTAGGAACTTCCTCCCCATATCATCTTTACGTATGGAAGGACAATGTTAGTAAGTTCGTTGATATAGGCTCACTTAACGAGATAAAGGCCTCTATCTTTGACGGGGGTAGGGCTGATAGTAATTATGGTGGGACAAGAACCATCGATTGCGGTGGGGCTGACGCTTATTTGGTGTAACTCATAAATTATTTACCTATGGAAAGAATTCAGTTAAGAAGAGATACGTCGACAAGATGGAGAGAGGTGAACCCTATTCTCATGGAAGGTGAGGTCGGATTTGAGACGGATACCAGATTGAGAAAGATCGGTGATGGCGTGAACCGTTGGAATGACCTTGAGTATTTGAAGGCAGAAGGTATCGTACAAGAAATTGGGGATAGCGAGGATGTATCCATTAGCCAGAAAACGCTTTCTAATGAAACATTTTTGAATCGTGTGAACTTAAAAAGCTCAAATGATTTAGACTTGTGTACTCAAATTGGAATTTATACATGGGTGAATGATGAGGTTCCTCTAAATTCCCCGGTACAAGGCTTAGGTTTAATGAACGTATTTCCCTATTTCCTAGATAAAGATGTCTTAAAACAACGAATTGTCCAGCAAGTCTTCGATTACTATGGGAGAATGTATGTCAGATATAAAAGTAGTGGAGAATGGGGCGATTGGAACAGGCCTGCGGAAAAATCCATGTTGGATAACACCGTAGACAATACTTTCACTTACAGAAGAATTTTAAGTTCGGATAATAATTTAGATGAGATCTCTCATATCGGGATATACTCGTGGATATCGGGCTCGGTTCCTCAAAACGCACCAGTTAGTTACGGAGGCGTACTTCTATTATTCCCTTATTTCCGGACGGAGTATACCGAGTTAAGCCGTACCGTGCAAATAGTCATAGCCTCAAGCGGGAAGATGTTCTCCCGATATCGTACCACATCGGGTTGGGGTTCTTGGGTCTCTGGAGGATCGGGAGGATCTGGAGAGACTTATGAGGATCGATTGATGAGGGCGTTTTTAGATAAAACTTTCACGACGTGGCAACCCGAAGGTAATATACCTCGTAATTCACAAGAATTGTCATATTACAGTGGGGCTATAAGTGGCCTTCCTTATAGTTCCGTGTTTAATTTTGGTAACGACATTTACTATAACCGTGGTCTCTCCTCCTTTTTTTCGGCGGTAAAGAATAAGGGAAGTGTTTTATATAGTAAAGGTTACGGACAGGACACTAGAAGAGGCTCTTATTATGGTACCGTTTGCTCTACTTTTGGATCTTATATATCTGGTCAAAAGATATATTATACCACGACGGAGATTCCGGAGGTTGCCGAGGAGATCACCTATGTTGATATCGAGCAAATAAACATAGGTGATATTTTGTGGACTTCCGGGCATTGTAAGGTTGTTTCCTCTGTCAATGTGGATGAGGATGGCATCTATAATATCGTCGTTACGGAGCAAGGAGGATATAATATGATGGAAACGGTTTACGATAAAGATGGGTTTGAGAAAATCCTTAAAGGGATAGATCCTCATGATAAGAGGGTCTTTAAATTATACCGCTTCCAAAATCAAAGGATACCGGTTTTGCCTAAAATAGAATATAGCGAGAATGTCATTTCTGAATATGGGGATAGGACCTATTTTGAGCAAGGGCAAGATGTCTTTATAGCGGTCAAAGACGGGGAGCATATTAATATTTCTGATGGAAGCAATACGAATAGATACCTTTTATCGGGAATGTCCTCTAAAATCGTGAACGGGATCGAGCTATATAACGTGCGACCATATCTATCAGGGACGGCAGAGTATGATTTGTATACCGATAATGATGATCTTCACGCTAAACTATCTGTGATAGACATGGGTGATGTTATCTTGGATGATATTACAGTGAGGTTGACAGGATACAGCGACAATGTAAAACCTAGCTGGTATAACGTAATATACCTAATAGAAGCGGAGGAAGGAGAGTATCCGTATTTTCCGGCCCCAGAAGGATACATGGGGCATAATGCCGTGATGTGCAAGGATTTCATAAAAGACAATACTTTTAACGTAATCATGAGGGATGTGAAGGATTATGCCTCTGGATATTACGTCAGATGTTATTATGACACGAAATTCGGATTGGCTTATAAGGACAGTAATATCATTATGATAAAATAATTTAAGGAATATGGACAGAGTATTACAAAGAAGAGATACGGCATCGAACTGGGCTAAGTTTAACCCTGTTCTTTCGGAAGGGGAGATAGGAATCGTCATCGACGGAGGTAAAGGTTATAAGATAGGTGATGGTGTCACACATTGGAATGATCTGGAATACCCCTCTAATCCAACCAGTGTTGTTGGCACGATCGGAGATAGCGAGGTTGCCGTGATTAACCAGAAAGGCGTATCCTCTTTGGTCGGCCTAGACACGTACCCAGTCTTCTCCGATACCAAGCCCTACGTAAAAGGCGAGATCGTTAATTACGGCGGTCTCTTGTATGAGTTCACGGCTGATCATGAGGCGGGGGCGTGGATTGGCACGGACGCAAGGGAGACTAGCTTGAGGGGGGAGGTGACAAAATTAGCGGAATCAACTGCGGATATTGGAATGTTGAACTGTGATAATATGCTCAAGAGGGATGAGTTCACCCATGCCACTGTTATATCCAATGGGGTAACCTTCCAATATCTGGGTCAGGGCAGATACCATGTGTACGGAACCGCCACTGAGGATGTATCGAATACTATTTATCTTGACCGGAATAAATTGCCTGATAGTATCGTTCCCGGTAAGACCTATCAGTTGATATACTCAGCCAAGAATGCTCTCTTCATCGTATGGATCTATGCCGGCGGTGAGTTTAAAACCGGTGGTATGGTAAATGAGAACTATACCTTCACCCCTCCTAAAGATGCAGACGGCCTTATATTGGCTATAAGGGTACTTAGCGGGACAACCGTCGACGAGGTCGTCCATCCCGTCCTGATCGATACTTACACGAGCGATCAAGTGAAAGGTAAACTGGATAATATCAATAATATGGGAACCGTCTCAGGCGTAGGCAATCCCTTGGTATTGGAGGGTACATCGACCCTTCCTTTCGAGGATCTGTCCATCTCCGGATTGTCAGCGGATACGTTGGTCACTTTTTGTGGCAAGAATATCTTCATGATTACCAGCGATATGGTAAAAAGGATCAACAATGGTAACACCTATACGTTTACCGCCAATACGATAAGGGTGGTATCAGAAGGATCTACCGGTAATAGCGTATCCTCGGGCGAGAACTTTCCGGAGAAATACTGGAATCTAAATGGAAAGACATGGAATCATAACTTCAAGTTCAAGTTCGCCAATGATACATGGGTTACGGTATCAGGGAATTGCAGCGTCCCGCAGACCTATGACTTTAAGGCCCAGTTGCAGGTAGGGGATGGTGTAAACTCCAATTTATTAGTGGATGAGAACGGCTTGACCTTTGAGGCGAAGGCGGGTGTAGAGTACGGTATAAGACTATTCGTGGCCGAGGGATTCGTGGGTGATGTCACTTTCTATCCGCAGATAGAGATCGGCACCCATAAGACGGCCTATGAGCCTATCAATGGAGGTCGGTATATTACCAGCGATTATACCGACATAGCGGAAACCTTTAAGAAGAGAGGGAGCAAATTGGGTAGGACTACTATGTACACGGATAATAACGCCGTGATAACGGCTACGGCGAATAAAATGGACAATCCAGAGCAAACGTCGTATAATGGCAATGCTTCCTATAAGCTAAACGAGCTATGCGCCGATAAATCGGCTTTTTCTAAACCAAGAAAACCCATGATATCCTTTGTCGATGATGACACGTCCAGTATAGCGCTTGTTGAGAGATACAGGAATTTGTTCGTGTCTAAAGGTGTTGTCGGGAACTATGCGGTCATGACTAAGAACCTCAATGAGCAAGAAGGATTGGCCGACCTGCTGTTACTGTATGAGCAAGAGGGATTTGGTTGTCTTTATCATTGCTATTACCAAAGAGGTGATGAGACGAGATATTGGGAATCCGGGAACCCGATGTATGACGAGAGTTTGATAAAGGAGAATTTCATCAGGGGATTGAGAGACATGGAAAGATACGGTTTCTTGAATTATAAGCATTGGATTACCCCTTATGGAGTCAATGATGATTTTATAAGGAACCTAGCCAAGAGGCATGGGATGGAAAGCCTCATGACGATGAGCGGGGCTACGTCAAATAACAGTTTCATAAGCATCGCGGGTAATTGTGACAGGTATAACATCCCTCGAATAAGCGTGTCAAGTCAATCAAATCAAGACCGAACCAAGAGATTGATAGATGGATGTGTTGCCGATAATGGATGGGTTGTCATAGTCACCCATGCTAATACTTGGGGCAGTGGCACGGACGTAGATGAGAAAGTGTCAGATATTATCCAATACGCCTTGGATTCGGGGATGGAGGTCAAGGCGTTTCCGGAGGCGTTTGAGACATATCGGGCATCATTCTATTTCAACGAGTTATTTTGATAGATACAACCTTATGTACCGTTACCTCTCCTACATATCCGACCTCGCCAACTGGTTAAAGTCCATCGCCATAGCCGCCGTTGTCACGGCGATGGACTTCGTGTCGCCGATCGAGAACTTCTTGGTGGTGATCCTGTCGCTGGCCTTCATCGATACGTTCTGGGGATTGGCTGCGGATCACGGGGATTTCCGGAAGAGCAAGTTCATCCGTAGCTGGGTCTACATGCTAGTCTATTTCTTGATCATAATCATCTCGTTCTGGATAGGCGTGATGATGGATATATCGGAGGATAACGCCAAGGCTTTAGTTTCTTGGATCACGTGGGCGATGATATGGTTTTACGGAACCAATGTCTTAAAGAACATGGGCAAGGTATTTCCGGATAACAAGGTGATAGCCTTCTTGTATTGGGTTGCCGCCGTTAAGTTTATTAGCAAGGTCAACTTCTTGGATGAGTATAACAAGACAAAGAATAAAAAAGGCTCCCCTGATCCAAAAGGATAGGGGAGCTGGATGTAAAAACGCCTCTGTCACGCCTGTCACAGGTTATGATAGAGGAACAAGGTTAACAAAGCGTCACAAATATAGCAATAAAATCAAATAACAATGGCAGAGAAAAAATTACCTAGAGGGTTGCGAAACTGCAATCCCGGGAACATCCGGATCAACGGAGACTTGTTCCAAGGCGAGATACGCCCGAGCAAGGACAAATCTTTTAAGCAGTTCGAGACGATGGCGTATGGCTACCGTGCCATATTCCGGATCTTGCGTAACTATTATAACAACTATAAGTTGGAAACGATCTGCAAGATGATCGGTCGCTGGGCACCGGAAAACGAGAACGATACGGATTCTTACATTAAGGCCGTATCCGATTACGCCGGTATCCCGGCTGATGATCCTATCAACATCAACGATCGTGAGCAGATGATCCGGATCGTGGCCGGGATGAGCAAGGTTGAGAATGGGAGAGAGGCTGAAATGTCGGACGTTATCGCAGGATGGAATCTACTTTAAAAATATAAGACCTAACGCTGTAAAGGTAAGCGTAAAATAAGATGAAAAAATATATTGGAACAAAACAGATTGAAGCAGAACCTATGACAATGGGCGAAGCTTTTGAGAAAGGATTGCTTAAAGCGGGAAGAGTACCTAACGAAAGCGAGAAGTCAAATGCTGGATATCATGTGAAGTATCAAGACGGTTACGAGTCATGGAGTCCAGCAGAGCCATTCGAGAAGGCTTATAAGATCTGTGATACGTTTATGAATCGTCTCCAAATAGAATTGTCCGAATTATCCGATAAACAAGAAAAGCTAGGTAAGTTTTTTGGTACGGATATGTTCAAAGGATTGTCAACGCAAAAGCAAGTATTGCTACGTGCACAATTCGGAGCGATGGAAGCTTATAGGCAAATCCTTATTGAGCGCATCCGTATTGAGGGAATCGCAAAATGAAACCGTGGCAAGCAATATTAATACTAGTGTGCTTGGTAGCCAGTTTCACGGCTGGCTACCATATCCGGGGGGATGTGACTGATAAAGTCGTGTCTAAATCCGATACCGTATTAATAACCGACACGATCCATGACAGTATCCCGTATCCTGTTTACGAGACATTGGTGCAGACGATACCGGAGCCGTTCCCTATTTATATCACGTTGGACGGTGACACGGTAAAGGAACCTGTATATGTTCCGGTACCCATAACCAGCAAGGAGTACAAGACGGATGATTACCGGCTTTCAATTTCGGGTTACAAGCCTAATCTTGATTACATCGAGGTTTATAGAAGGACTGAGTATATAACCAAGACGATCTCTCCCCATAGATGGGGAATAGGCGCAATAGCCGGTTATGGGATCGGAAAGCATGGACTATCACCTTATGTAGGTATAGGAGGATTCTACAGAATTTGGTAATGAGTAATACCCATAGGGGCGGGTATTGAATAAAGCCCCTATTCCTTCTTCTGATTCGACCCGGACGAAGGAAAGACATAGACAACGCCATGTATGTTATTCGGGGAGAACTAGTATTGCCTAACACTCCTGTTATCAGTGGATACGGAAGCTCTTGCGGATGTAGACAAACTGATTAAATATAGAATTATTTTATCTGTTTGATTTACTTAAAACTCCTTGTGTCATTGGATACTTTTATGTATCTTTACACAAGAACAATAAAAAATATTCAATTATGGCACAAGGAGTTGTTTATATGTTTACTAACAAGTTAAATGGAAAAATGTATATAGGTCAAACAATACATGAAGATTTAAGGATAAAGCATCATTTATATGCCGCTTCTCATCCTAATACTAAAAACGAAGGTCAACCTTTTGTGCAGGCTTTACGAAAGTATGGAATTGATTCGTTTGACTACACACGCCTTTTTGTTACCGATGATATTGATGACAAAAATGAATTACGTCGCATTTTAGAGGAAAAAGAGCAATATTATATAAAAGAATATGACTCTGTAAATAAGGGTTATAATATGACTGAAGGAGGGGGGGGCATGAAAGGGTTTATGCTTCCACCGAGCGCAATAGATAGAATAAGGAAAGCTAATACCGGGCGCAAGTTAAGAGAAGAACACAGGATCGCTAACATAAAACGATTTGCGGAGATAAGAAAAGATCCAGAATATATAAGAATGATGTCTGAAAGGATGTCGGGAGAGGGGAACCCTATGTATGGAGTTCGTCTGTTCGGAGATCGCAATCATAATTTTGGAAAATCTCTATCCGAGGATACCAAAAGAAAAATTTCAGAGACGAAGAAAGGTAAGCCCGGACATAAACATACTAATGATACGAAAAAATTATTGAGCGGACTGTTTAAAGGAGTACCTAAAAGCGATGAAACAAAGAAAAAGATAAGCGCATCTTTAAAAGGTAAAGAATCACCGATGAGAAGAAAGCCTGTCGTTCAATATACGAAAGATGGTGTTTTCGTGAAGGAATGGGAGAGCATAAAAGAGGCAGAGTTAACTCTTGGTATAATTCATGTATCAGAATCGGCTAATGGGAAAAGAAATTATGCAGGAGGATATATATGGAGGTATAAATCTGAGTGCGACAAAGATATACCCCCTTTAGTAAGACCATTAAACGTTAGACGAATAGCACAGGTTGATGAAAAAGGGACGATTATAAAGGAATTTAACTCCATAAGGGAGGCTTCTAAAGAATTGAATCTAAAATATTCTGGGATATCAAATGTACTTAATGGATCTCAAAATAAAACAGGAAATAATTATAGGTTTATTTATATAGACCACTAACAAAAGATATTATGGCATTAAATAACGTATTCATAGGAGGTGACCCGTTACTGGGGTCTAACGGGACATGAGCGATGAGATGGAGGCTAGGATCAGGTACCTGATGAGCATAGAAGGGAAAAGAAAGTGACATTACACTTTATCTCTATGCTGACATCAGGGCTTGTCGTGCCTTATTGAGCGTATCTTGATCAACCTGTCCGTTGATCGCGTTCATTTGATCCGATGGGATACCTTGGATATTTCCACCTTGTTCAACCGCTTGTTTGTTGGATTGAATGGACTGAAGTATCTGGTCTGATCCGGGGTAATATGATAGTGATAACATTTGCTCCGCGGAAATGGCTCCGGCCATCCATAATTCCTTCACCAAGTCGTTTAACATCATTCTCGCTACCGGAGATTCAGCGGATTCCTTGATGTTGACCTTGAAATCTATATCTTGGACTGTCTTCGGGTCATACTCATTATAAGTGGCATAACCTGCGGATCTCTCCATCGATATATTCCTTGGGGATTGATAATATTGATGGATCGTTTTCATCTTTTTACGAGCGATCTCGGCCTCGAACGTGGAGAACTTGGTTAGTAACGTAGCGATAGATGTAGTGGAGTTCTGTGTTTCCATGGCATATCTGCTTGCCGCTGTTGATCCCGACGGGGTTTTCCCTTGCAAGGCTTCCGACACGGACGTTATATCGTTTATGAAACTCAATTGTAATTGCAATAGCTCCGTGGTACCGATATTGGTAGAGTTCGATGTTATGACTTCCGGTTTGTTCCCGCTCTTGGACGGCTCGTAAAAAATAAATGATCCGATCTCAACGAATTGCTCGGCGAACTCACGATTGGACATCCCGTCCGGAACGGAGTCTTTAGGGATCATCTTTACTCCCTTTACCGCTGATTGGATAGCCAAGTCGTTAAGCATGATCAGCCGGTTGATGTATCGTTGCTGATCTATGATAACGGAAATAAAAGGAACTGTCCGTCCATTCACCAAATAGTGTAGCTTGTAAATATAGGGGTGAGACTTATATTCATAAGGCGTGTCATACTCGGTAAGTACACGTCCGTCCGGTGATAGCATTTGGAAATGCCAATATTGATCTATTATATAGGTGTATTCTATCAATGGGATCTCCTCCGGAGGTAATCCCTGTGACATTCCCATACGCATACGATCCTCGTTCTCTCTCTTGATGACAGGAAGATCGCTAAGCTCTATCCTGTATATAGGATCATCGGTGTCCATGATATCCACGCAACGGTATCTAGGCTTGTTCTCCAATGTCCAAACATGGTAGGTCCGGCACAGGTCGGCGGCGGGAGGCGTGTCGAAAGACTCGTCCATGAAACGATCCGTCTGCTGGGTTCCCAGATTTTCCATACGATTGAGCCAAGATGAGTAAATCTCCTCCAATTGCCTGTAATCATACTCGGACTCCGCTAATACCGAGGCCAGCTCGCCTAATGTATAGTCACGGATCTCCCCGATCAAGGAATCATCCCAGTGCCTTGGATCATTGGCTTTCGACTCATAGAAGAAATAGGAAGGGTTGACCACGTAGGTGTAGCTGTCCTCTATATCGTCATGGCTAGACCATTCTTCCGTTACCACGGCGCATCCACCGCAAATAAACTCTATCATCTCAGAGGTGAGGACATCTTTCATAAGGTTATTTTCCCAGTTGGTCTGTAAAGCGTCCGTCATCATCTGTGACTTGGTATCCGCGTCTTTCTGCCGGGCGAAACATACGGGAAGGGTAGCGGTCTTTGCGTATAACCCCGCCAAAGTATTTACGATCTTGAAAAGATGATTGTTCTGCAAAGCGACCCCTCCCGTACGCCTCGCTATCCTATCGCGTTCCTTCACCCTTTCCCCGTCCTTGTCCACCACGATATCACCCCATTGGTCACCGAACACGTAACGGAAATTACGAAGACGGGTGGCCCTGAAATCGCTAAGGTTTTCCCAAGCGTTTTGGCACCTAGACAGTAAAGGTATGTTGGTCTTGTCCGTGCCTGATATCTTGATGCGGTGTTTGACGCTGTCAACCGTCGTGGGGCGTCGGGAAAACCGTGATTTAGGAATAAGTCGTTTCATGATTGGTCTTTTTAATCGCAAATAAATCGAATAAAAGGACTTGGTTTTGTCAGAATAACCAAAATAACAAAATAATCATACCTAAAGCCCTATTTTTGCCAGAAAAGGATCACAAATGACATATGAGTTTGAATATATAAAGGCGATAGATAAATGCGAGATGCTATCCAGCTTCGAGGGACGTGATCTCGTCGGGGATAGCGGGGAAAGCCTATATCTAAAGATAAAGATAACGGCGCAGGACAGGCCTCTTATAAGGACATATCTGGAACAGGCGGCGAGGGTTCTTGAAGAAGGTATGGCCAAAATAATAACCTCTTCCACTTATTCGGAAGAAGGGTTCGTATGGGAGGTCAGGACGGAGGATACACGTTGGAACGTCAATAGGAAACTGGACGAGAACCTGTTGGACGCTCTGGTAGGTTATTCCATGATGAGTTGGCTTTCCGATCGGAAGCCTGATAGGATAGGGGTTTATAAATCTTTGTGGGAGGATATGTCCGTCATGTGCGTGAAGAACATATACAGGAAGAATCCCCCGCTATTAAAAAAAGCATGATATGGACATAAATCTAGGTTGGACATATTTAAAGCATGACATTGACCAGTGGACATGGAGGCTGGGAGATATGAGAAAGGAGGATCCCGGTAAAAGATTCTCCTCGCAGTCCGATGATAACGAGGCCGATGATACTTTTATAAGACGCAAGATAGAGGAGGCGGTGGCGACCTTAAAGGTTTCCTTGTCCGGTATCTTGGAGGATATACCCGGCGATTCGGATGATTCATTGGATACCGATGCCGTGAATTGGGTGTTGCGCATGAAGGATCGTCGTGGAGGATATGATGGCGAGTCGTTGGCGACCTTGGCCCATAAATATGTGGTGTGGTTCGTCCTTTGGAATTGGAGCCTGATTTACTTTGAGGAACTAGCCGGAAAGCTAGAGGAGGAGTTAAAGGGTATAGCGTCCATGATAGAGGAAACCGCCTATTCAAGGAAAGCCCCGCGAAAGTGCAAGAGGAAGCCGTTTAAGGATATCGATGATGTCATTGTTGATGATGTCATTATAGAAACAGGAGAAATATGAGAGACAGGAAAATCATACAGCCACGTGTCGATATGCGTGGATTTGAGTTAACGATAACGCTATTGAGGTGCGAGATTGAGTATGACGTGGATTTCGAGACATGGAAGGTTGGGGATGTATCGGGCCTTCCCGGAAAGGAAAGAGCTGGGCTGGAGACCTCGGAGGAAACGGCGGATTGGATGTTTCGTCAAGTGAATGACGCGTTGTCGGAGGCTACCGGCCATTTACGGGCGTTTTCCCCTTGGGTTCAGAGCCGTGCCGTAACGGACGAGGTGAAGGATGATAGGGAATGGATCATAAACTTGGTGATGGAAAGAGGATGGCGTGGGGACCCGAGGAGATTGGCTGTTTATATCCACCGTTTCGTGGTTGATAGCGTATTGTCTTTTTGGTATAGGATGGTAGATCCATCTAGGGCACAGATGTACGCCTCTCAAAAGGAGGAGGATCGAAGAAATATCATAAACGAGGCAAGGGAGACACAGGTTAAGGATGTTTATTTCAGATTATAGATCATGGGAAAAGGTTTTGAGAATGGTCACATGAAGATGGGAGGAAGGGAGAAGGGAACCCGGAATAAGAACACGGAGATAAAGAATTTTTTCCGTGATTTCGTAATCGACAATCAGGAAGAGTTCAAGAAAGCTTTCCTCAAGCTAAAGGATAAGGATAAATGCGCTGTTTATTTAAAAGCTAGTGAGTTCGTGGTACCAAAGGTATCCTCTATAAAGTTCGAGGACGCTAAAAACACTAATTCCGCTATTGAGTTGTTGAAGGTTGCGGCCAGTTACAAGCAAAAAAAATGACATATACCCCCGGCTAGGCCGAGGGGTACTTTAACGCATCCTCCAATCCCTTCTAGTCTCGAATCTTACTCTGGTTCCTGATAAAGTGTCTAAATCATACAGGTTTGAGAAATAAACGAACCGATAGTATTTAAAAGCCCTTTGCCTAAGAGATTTAAGCCGATACCAATTTTTCCTATCCGCACTTACGAATACGGCTATCTTGATTTTTGAGGACTCATCCTTTCGTAAACCCAACGTCCTAAGATCGACTAGTACCTTCAAAGAGAAAGGATCTCCTAACGTCAAGGCACGTGTGATCGCTATGCCTTTTCTGGTATCTTCCGAGACATATTTTTCCAGTGAGTACAAGGCGTTACCTATTTGCACTACCGAGCTTGGATAATCTTGCGCCATGGCCTTGACCTCTTCCCCTACGAAAGTGGAGAATTCCCCGGTGTCCAAAGAATATACATAATGCTTTCTAGTCCCTTTGGGATAAATATGCAATAGGGAATTCGTATAATCATAGGCAATCTTACAAGCTCGCAATGTCTCTACGAAAGTTTCCGTGTCCGGGATGAAAAGATCGCTAAAATCCGGGTTGACATTAAAGAATGTCTCATCAATATTTACTCCTTCCAACGATGACGATAAAAGGCTGATATCGGAGCCTTGCAATAATTTAAGGCCACGCTCGGTACTGAATACTATCGAGGAATCCAGTTGCGTGATACTATCCGGATTATTGCAAACATCCCTGCTTATAGGTTGGATGGAGGAATACAATCCCGCGTCCGATAATTGCAAGGCCCATATCCCATCGGAAGAGAAAGCGTATAAGGGAAACTGCCCGAATTGCCCTTGGGACAGCGCTTTCGTGGTGGATCGGATACCTACGATCTCACCGGTTCCCACCGTGTTTATTCCCGCCAACGGGAAATAAAACGGGTTATTGACCTCGGACGTATATATCTTGTTTGGCATATTGACCGACTTGTCCGTTGATATTGGTGTGCTATCGCTGCCCGGTTTAAATATGATCGGGGCGTATGAGTCGAAATAGTAAGCCCCGTTCAACGTGTTATGTGGAGAGAGGGTAACGATCGCTTGGTATCCGTCCGAATTCCGTGTTATCACCATCTTGTATGCGTTAGCGTTGGGGTAATATAGGTAATGCAAATTGATACCAAGGTTATATGAGGAGGATGTTTGAACGACGATATCCTTTTCTCCTTCTCTTATGAAAACCTTTATGCTCAACGTGCTGCTACCGTCGTTGTACGTTACCATGGACTCCGGAGGATAACCATCAAATAGTATCCTTTTTATATTAGCTATATTTAACCGCTGGTTATAAGTATAGGAATAATCAGGTATTAGCCAATCTAAATTCTGGTACCCGTCCGCGTCAACAAGTTGCTCTCGATTTTGCAACGATCCCAGCACATTATCCTCTAAAGTTAGAGAGCGTCTTTCACCCCCGTTATAACCGCACAAGTCCTCATACGCTATGCTTGCTACTTTGTAAAACAATGAATTATCCGGCACCTTATTATCCATGGCCTTTCCGGGTAAGACGAATTGATCGGTATAACCTGATCCCGGCTGGGCTATGGACAAGGCTTCCTCGAATGTATGCCTGTTGTAATATCCTCCACCAATAGAGTACACCCCGAAACCGTTATCGTCTGATATTTTTTGTGCCCCATTAATCTCCCCATAATAACCAAAGGTGTATATTGGCGGCGTTATGAATATATCAAGGCTTTTAACTATGTCCTTCCACCATTCCCTTTGATTCCCCATTCCGCTGACTTTGTAATTAATGGAGCATACCACTGAGGATATAATGAAGTTTACAATGATCTTTGCGCCAAAATCCTCTGTGTCCATGTCAATAGTAAACGGAACGTGAGGGGTTACTCCGGACGATGGTATCATCAGTATCGGGGCTGATTGCATATAATATGTTCCGTCATATAGTCTATAGGCGTAACGAATAAAGAACGGATATATAAACATGCCTCTATCCACGCTTCTCTCCCTGATAAATTTTGAGACATATCCCATCACGGAATTACTGATAGTTGATAGTTGATCTTCCGTAAAGGCTCCATCATAGGGAGGATCAACGGATACGGACAATTGTTCGGTCTTATCCAATGATCCTACCAATCCGAATGACAGGATAGGGAAGGGGGGCTTATCTCCTAATTCCTTATAAAACTCTCCATCCCAAAGTAAATATCTTATAGGATCTTCGCTTATTACAATCAAGGTGTTTCCTATGGACGTGATAGCTTTGGGAATTTTGTCATATTGGTTCGCCCCTATAAGATGGGTCGTTCCGTCCGTATCCGCATAACGTAAAACATTCGTCTGGAAAAAGATATAGTGAAGGAAATCCTTTGTCCGATGCACGTACATAAGTACCGATCCTTCCGGAAGGGTTATGCCTAATTCTTTCGGAGGCTGTATATTCACCAACTCACCATTCTTGGGTATCAAATTTACACATTCTGATAATTCCCCCTCGTTTCCGATAGATGGAGAACGGTGTATCCCGTAGGATAATGAAATATCTTGCTGTTCCATTTTTTGCGATAAAATTATATGATATAAGTAATAGGTTTTGACATATTGATCAAAACCTATTGCATTTAGGTGGCCTTGATGTGCCTGTTATGATATCTCTGAAATTAGGCAACTGCAAATAGAACGAGAACCGGCTTAACGGTCTCCATCGTTCAAGCAATGATTGGTTGCACTCATTCCATCCATCTTTTCCGAAGCGGATATCCAAGGCATTAGTTATCTTACGCACGATAGACTGGATATATGGTACATTTGCCCTATTTCCTATGGAAGGGGTATAAATACATATTTTGTATATTCCTCCATTATTACAATCCCAGTTTCCCCTGTAAAAAGTGATATGGGCTTTGTCTAGTATCGCCTCGTCTGACAGGACTGCCATTCGGCTCCGGCTTTGAAAGCATTTATCATATCTATATCATCATAAAGATAGCCTAATGATGATTGACAATTAGCGATCCTACATCTATTGGAAAATAATTTTGCTGCTTCTTCTACTGTCTGTCTCATATCAATATTTCTTTCCATGTTTATTCTCCCTTAATTCGTTGTATCTCATTTTATGCTCGATGTGCCATAAGAGATCTATATGCAGTAAATCTGCGTTAAGAAAGATTGTCACGATAGAAGCCTTGATAACTTCGGCTATATCTCTATCCTCGGTTAGGATAGATGTTAAAAAGAACATCCTTTCGGTAAAGGACATTTCCTTTAAAACATAATCCCAGTCTTTATATTCCGGTTCATTCGTTAAATCGTAGATATCATCAAGGCTGATATCTAACGATCCGGCAAGGTCTAGCAAGCGGATAACCGCATCTGAAAGTTC